CCGCTGGACGCCTCGGTAACAGCAGACAAGATTGCATCCTCAGTGATGAGGAATGGCATAAGGGTCAATGGTGCCACGTTGTCTACTAATACGACTATCGCATCCACAGAAAGGGCGATGGTGGCAGGTGACTTTACGATAGCGTCTGGGACAACACTTCTTATTAATGGGGAGATGAGCATTGTCTAAATTACTTGTCAACGAACTTGCCCCGAAGACCGCTGGCAACAAGATCATTATGCCTAGCGGTGGGATTATACAGGTGCAGTACACTCAATTCACTGGCACAAATACAGTCTCCGTAGATACAAATACAAGCACTGCGTTGGCAGATTTAACTGTCAATATTACGCCAGCAAGCGCATCGAGTGTCATCCATCTACAGGCACATATCTTCCTAGAGTTCGGCATTGATTCTCCCAACGCATTCAACCACACATTCTTTTTCTACAGAGATAGCACCAAACTTGGACATGCGGCGGCAGGTATTCGGAATGTTGGTGTTAGTATGGCAACAAGAACCTACGAACAAGTAGATGATAACTCTACACCAGAAATTGCTCGCTATGACTATTTCGATACACCAGCAACAACATCTACAATCACATACAAGGTCGGTGTCCAAGCGCGTAATGCTGACACGATAGCGATCAATAAAACAATCGGTGATCAAGATAGTGTCGCATACGAGCGTGGCATCTCATTCATCTCAGCAACAGAAATCGCGGGGTAACGGGTCATGTCAACGCTAAACGTAGACCAGATCGGTCATTCTACAACAAGCACCACGGCAATCACTATTGCATCAGATGGCACAGTCACGATGCCAGAGAATGACAGTGGTTGGACAACGCCAACATTGAACTCACCGTTCACACACTTTGGCAGTCCTTGGGGAAATACTCAGTACAGGAAAATCGGTGACATTGTAAATATTCAAGGTTTGATAAACATTAACAGCGCGGCAAACGGCACCACTATCTTTACGCTTCCTTCTGGTTATCGACCCAAAGTGCAAATTATCATAGCGGCAAACAACGGTGGTCTCAGTATTGCAAGAATTGATATCACGCAAGACGGTAATGTTATTAAGCATAGTGCTGCAACTGACACAAGTTGGGTGTCTTTATTTATGACATTCATTGTAGCGTAGGGGGTAATTAGAAATGAGCAGTATTCTTAAAGTTAGTACCCTGCAAGACCCAACCAACTCCAACACAGCGTTGTCGATTGATACAAGTGGTCGTGTGACTACACCATCAAGACCAGCGTTTAATGCATATAAAAGTGGTACTGCGGCTTGGCAGTCTTTTGGCGGCACTAGCGCAACTATAATGCCTTTTGACGCAACATTTTTAAATGTAGGTAATTGTTATGATACAACTAATTATAAATTTGTTGTCCCTGTTGATGGTATATACACTTTTTACTTTCAGTTTTATGGTGATTCCACTGCTAATGATGCCTTCATTCGGGTAGATGGCACTAATGTTGTTTTTAGTAGGACAAAAACCTCAGGGGTTACAGTAACTGCTAATTATGTTGTTCAATTAAATGTCGGGCAAGAAGTTACGGCTGTTGGAAAAGTAAATTCAAGTGATACTCAGGATTGGTATGGTGGGCATCCTTATAGTTTCTTTCAAGGTTACTTAGTCGGATAAAGGGAGACTGACATGGGATTAATACGATTACAATCAAGCAGTCTTCCAACTGGGTCTGTAATTGGACATGCAAAATCTTATTACACAACCAAAAACGACCTACAGGGAATTGCAACTTTTACTGACACTGCAACTATCAACTATACTCCAAAAAGTTCCAATAGCGTGTTGAGAATTTCAGCAGTGTTTCACATAAGTGGTGAAGGTTCTTTTAGATGTGTAGTTGATGACGTGTCGCTAGGCGACCCAACTAATCACTATATGTTCTTTGACGTAGACGTACAAAATTCTTCTTTTAGTAACTCAGAGAGACAAACAACTTCGCCCTGTTGGTTTTATACAAATACCTCCACAGCATCAAAAACCATCAAAGTGCAATTTCGGTCTTATAACACCTCTGGACCACATGCAATAGCAGTCAACGAACTACATGAAAACGTGAATTTCAGTCACATAGAAATCATGGAGATCGCCGGATGAAGCAGACACTAGAAGTTTCACCGGAACTGCGCGTCTCACTCGACCTCGAAGCACACGAGAAGGAGTGCGCTGTTCGCTATCAGGCCGTCGAAGATAAACTGTCTGGCTTAGACAAGCGTCTGTGGCGTCTGGAAGCAATGATCATGGGGTCGACTGTGGTCATCGTGGGTCTGGCGGCAAGTTTACTAATGAAGATGTAAGATATGATGGGAGAGCATACCAGAGGGGGAACCTGGGATGCTAGCAGAGCTGGCCGCTTGCAATGCGGCACTGGCGGTTATTACCAAAACACTTCAACACGGCAAAGAGCTCACGACTGCAGGTAAAGCTGTGGCCGACTTTGTAATAAACAAAGATGCCCTAGCCACCAAGGCTACCAAAAAGAAACACTCTATTTGGACAAAGATTGCGCCAGGCGGCAAAGAAGACATGCTGCAGACCTTTATGGCGCTAGAAGAAATCAAGAAACAAGAAGACAAGCTGCGCGAGACGATGCAGCTGTATGGCCGGGCTGGGCTGTACCAAGACTGGGTACGCTTTCAAGCTGAGGCGCGTAAATCCCGCCAGGCTGCCGAGAAAGACCGCCAGCTGGCTATCGAACACCTTAAAGAAAACATCATGATCGGCGGCGCCGCTATAGCTGTGCTTGGCATTGTATTGGCCATCGTTGTTTTCATATTTAACGCACGAGGTATTTAAAGATGATCACAGTAGTTGTGCTTGCCTGTTATGTAGCGCAGCCCGAGTTTTGCCATCAGTTCACTGATTTAAGAGGCAGTGTTTTTACGCAAGAGCAATGCGAAGCCCGAGCTTATGAGATGGGTAAAGATATCATAAAAACCGAGCAGGGGGCTCTACACCCCACCAAGTTTAAATGCGTAATGCCGAAGGGTATCGAAACATGAATGAAAACCAGTTAGATCGTGTGCGTAAACGGTTGATCCAGGAAGAGGGTCTAAAGTTACAGCTCTATCATTGTACTGCTGGCAAGCTAACGATAGGCGTAGGGCGTAATGTTGAAGACCGGGGTATCACACACGACACCGCCATGCAGATGCTGGATGAGGACATCGATATCTGCGTAGGTGAGCTTGAGAAGAACCTCAGCTGGTTCGAAGATGCCCCAGACAAGATCCAAGAAGTCTTGATCGACCTGTGTTTTAACATGGGTATCAATAGACTAATGGGCTTTGTTAAGACACTGCATAAACTAAAGACCGGCGCATACAAAGAAGCCGCGGAAGAGCTCCTGGACAGCCGTTATGCATCTTCAGTACCCAACCGCGCTAAGCGTAACGCAGACATAATAGCATCGATGGAGTAGCCAATGATCGCAGCCCTCATACCAGCCGTATCGAGTATCCTGGACAAAGTGATACCTGATGCAGACACAAAGCAGCGCCTGGCAGCTGAGATAAGCACCATGGCAGAAAAGCATGCCCAGGAGATCGCGCTGCAGCAAATCGAGATAAATAAGGCAGACGCGAAGGGTAACTGGTTTCAGTCGTCCTGGCGTCCACTTACTGGCTACGTGTGTGTCCTGGGTTTCCTGGTTAACTTCCTAATCGCACCCATAGCAGCTGGGTTTGGTGTACATATCCCCCAGGCTGACACAGCAACCATGCTTCCGGTACTGATGGGCATGCTCGGCCTGGGTGGCATGAGAAGCTATGAGCGCGTTAAGAAAGTCGGAAAGTAATGCAAATTAAATAAATAAAGATGCAATTTGTATCTAGACATCGTCCCAATGTGGACGGTGTTTTTTCGAAATGACTTGTGTTCCCCCATGTTGCGTGGTATAGAATCGGTAGGAAGTCCACTTGTGGCGAGCAGCTGACTTCTAATCAGCAGGTTGGGGGTTCGAGTCCTCCCGGAATCGCCACTCTTGAGACTTCTGCGACAACATGTCACAGGAGAGCAAAAGTGAGCATATATAAGTCAAAACCTTCACAGGTCAGCTGGCAGTCAGCCAAGCCTTTCTCAGTAGATCTTTACAACAATCGGTACCCAATGTGCGGCAGTCACATGGTGTGGGCTGTCGTTGGTTATAAGTGGGTTCGCATCCGCAAAGCCCACGGCCAGGTCATACCATTTAAGGTACGCCGCACAGAGTGGGATCAAATTCCGAAGAGGGCTCTGTAATGGCAAACCTGCACCACATAAACCTGAAGCTGGGCGAGGCGCAAGCCTTTGTCCAGCGTTGGCATCGGCATTCAAAGCCATTGAAACGCCATATGTTCTCAATCGGGGCATATAGCAAGTTTCTCATCTGGAACGATTCTGGTCAAAGTGGATACCCACTTGGCATTCAAGGCATCGCGACAGTTGACCGCTGTTCATCCGCTTGGTCAAAAGATCGTTATAGAATTGAGATCCGGCGCGTCTGCCTCAGTGAGACAGCCCCAGACAACATGGCGAGTTTCTTGATCAGCAAGGCCAAGGCCGCTTGTTTTGCCATGGGCTATCGACAGGTCGTCACATACACACAGCCCCATGAGTCCGGCGTTTCACTAAGAGCCTGTGGTTTCAGACTTGATGATTACAATGTCAAAAGGTTCACAGATGGGACTGTCGAAGGCTTGCTGCGTTGGGTATGTGACAACGCAGAACTGACTGATTATGGGCGCGAAAAGCAAAAGGAACGATTGCAGGTGATTTCAGATTTTGTGGGGGAGCCGACATGTACATAGATCCCATCGACCCATTCACACACATGGTCAATTTAAACGCTGAGATCAAACGGCTTGAGGATGAGCTGTTTGACGCCGCCGGTCGCGGCGAGCCTTGCGACAACATTGAGACTAACCTGTCGGTGATGTACCAGGCGCGCGCTGACGGCCACACAATGATCCCACTGTTTTAATATCGGAGAGCACAGTCATGGATACACGTATTGAGAACTTCACGTTTAAGTACAACACCCGGATCTGGTCTAAAGAAAAGCACCGGAACGAAAGCACCCACCGCATCCAGCGTTTTGTGGGTGTCGTGGGCAACATTGAGATGGCTGAGATCGATGGCAGCCACCTGTACCGCATGATGGATGCATTAGAGGCAGACGGCTTATCTAAAGCTACCATTAATCGCTACGTGGCGGCCGTACAGGCGGTGTTGAGCTTTGCCAGGGCGTCAGGTATGGCTGCACGTGTAATCAGCGTTAAAACGCCCTCAGAAGACCACCGTATCAGGTTCTTCAGTGACCAGGAGCTGGATGCGATTCGTCTCTTTTGTGATAACCCTCGCGTACCAATGTGGTTTAAGGAGATGTGTGATCTGGCTCGTTACACTGGCATGCGTCACTCAGAGATCAGCAACTTGCGGCACCCTGGGAAAACGTGTGTCGAAGAGGGTGACGATGGTCTCTGGTGGATCACTCTGTTTGAGACAAAGAACGGCGACCAGCGGCAGGTAGCTTTGTACAAACAGGAAGCGATTGATGCAGCTCGCAGCCTAGCTGCTGGTTTCCCTTACAACGCAAAAGAGTTCTATCTACTTTGGAACGTCCTAAGAGCGCGTGTAGCGCCTGGTGATAAAGACTTTGTATTTCACGTATTCCGACATACCGCAGCCAGCTCTATGGCTAACGACATGCGTCTCAACAGCGATGTCATTGGTCAGTGGCTTGGTCACAGAAATCACAAAACTACGTCTAAATATATCCACATTAAGCCGGAAACTATTGGCGACATTGCAAAACGAATGGCGGCAGCTGGCTAGTTGCTGTTCATGTTATGTTCTGATAAGCTACGTCCCAGAAAGATAGAGGAAGGAGAAGAACAATGTTTTACTTGTTAAATGGTAAATGCCGCATTTATGGGTCTAATCCTGCAGCTGCATCCAGTTGGTGTGACTGCCCAACGGCGCCACCGGCATCACTAGAAAAACCAAGACTGTTTTCTGAGTATAGACTAAAGCGTAAAAAGCTGATCGTAAAAGGTAACACGATAGTATTCGGAGATCGTTACTCGGCTGTGAGCTACGGTTTTGTACACCTTTACACGTCACACCCAACCCACATTCCCTATATCCCCTCAGTGATCTCATAACTCTTTGTAATCACAGTAATTCTAATTGTGTTCCCCCATAGCATATACGCAGGGGACACTAAGGGGATCAATATGACATCAATGAATAGACTAAATGGCTCTACGCTTGCTCAGCTGCAGCGTGAGAAGCAGATGATGACTGACGGCCACGACCGGTTCTTAGACCGACAGGCAAAGCTAAAAGATCTCAGCATTGCGCCGGCTAACTCTAGACTACTGAAGGACGCACTCGCGGCAACCACAGAAGCATTACGTATAAGGTTGGACGAAGCGTCTGCTGCTGATGGTCGGCCTTTTGATTGGGTACTAGATCTAAAGTCTTTGGATACTGAGCTCCTAAGTTACTTAGGTCTCATCAACGCTATGGAAGGCGTTGGTATGGCTGCGACCAGGACTAGCGTACTCCGCAACATTGGCGGACGTGTCGAAATGGAGCACTTTAGTGTTGAGCTGAAGGCATACGACAAGGCACTTCACGATAGGATCACAAGTCTCGCTACAAGCAACAACAGCAGCAGCGAGCACCGTAAAAAGGCTGTAAGACACATAGCAGCTAAAGAAGGCTTCGTACATGAGAACTGGTCTCAAGAGCGTAGAATGAAGGCAGCTGCACCCATCCTTAGCGCTATACTTGAGGCATCTAATGTCTTCGAAGTTTGGACACAGATTAAAGACAACAAGACTGTGTACAGAATTGGGTTGACCGAGGAAGCCTCAGACGGCATCGCTGACATCAATCAAGAGATCAGCTGGAATGAGCCTGTGTTTACACCGATGATAACACCACCGAAACCCTGGGACAGTGATGACAGTGGTTGTTACTTAGATCCAGCTCTGGCCAGTACCACGCCCCTGGTTCGACATATGTCACCTAAGCAGCGTGGCATGCTGAAGTCAGCTATACGTAGTGGCAGAATGCAGCCGGCCTTAGATGCACTCAATGCTATCCAGGCCACACGCTACACCATAAACAAATACGTACTAGCAGCTATAGAGTGGGTTTGGGATAACAGCTTACAGCCAGGCGCTAGTTTTCCTCAGCGTGACAAATTGGAACACATTAAGTTTCCAGAGAACTACGCTGAATTGTCGGACGAAGACAAAAAGGGCATCAGGCTCAAAGCTCAGGACATCCGGCAGCTGAACAAGCAGGTGGATGCTGATCGCTCTATGATGACCATGGATCTAAGGCAAGCGAGAGACTTGGCTCAGTACGAGCATTTCTACTTACCACACAGCTTTGACTTTAGGGGTCGTATTTACCCAGTGTGTAACTTCAACACACACCGCAGTGACCACATCAAGTCGCTATTTAATATAGCTGACAAGAAGCCAATCACTGAATCTGGTGCCAGGTGGATTGCTATCCAAGTAGCCAACACCGGCGACTTCGGTAAAATCAGCAAGCAGTCATTCGAAGACCGTGTGCAGTGGGTCATCGATAATGCTGATCGTATAGCAGAGATCGGTAACGACTTCGAAGGCACTTACGATGGCGATGATCCCGAGCAGCTGTACTGGTCGAGGGCTGACAAGCCGTTTGCATTCCTGGCTGCTTGCCGAGAGTTCTTTGGCTTCTGGGTTCATGGTACTGACTACGAAAGCGGCTTGCCCATCAATCTCGATGGTTCCAACAGTGGCATCCAGCATTTCTCTGCAGCCAGCTGTACTGAGACTGACGGAGCCCTGGTCAACCTGGTGCCTGGCGACAAGCCTCGGGATATCTACCAGGCTGTCGCAGATAAGGTGACTGAGATACTACAGGCTGACGATGACCCGGTGGCTCAAGAATGGCTGGACTATGGTGTCACCAGGAAAGTCGTAAAGCGCAACGTAATGACCTACGGCTACTCAAGTGGCATCTATGGCTTTACCGATCAACTAATGGAAGACCTGATGATCCCACTGCGTAACAGTGTGAGGCGAGGTGAGCTCGAAAAGCATCCATTTGTAGACCCTGGTAAGGCTGCCAGGAAGCTAGCCAACGCCAACTGGGCTGCGATTAACCAGGTAATCGTAGGCGCTGCAGATGGCATGAGGTTCTTCCAGGCGTTTGCTCATGCCCTGGCTGAGGTTAATCAGACTATGAGCTGGTTTACGCCGGTCGGGTTCCCAGTCGATAATGCATACCACAAAAACAAAGCTAAGCGTCTGCGGATCTATCTTTACGACAAGCAGGTAGACAGCCAGGTGCGTACCAGCGCTGTGCTCAACATGGCCGACACCAGGACTGTTGATAAACGCAAGTGTGGTGCAGCTGTGAGCCCTAACATGATCCACAGCCTGGACAGCAGCCACCTGATGAGCACTGTACTCAAGTGTCTTACCAAAGGTGTTCGCAACTTTATGCTGATCCATGACAGCTTTGGTACTGTGCCGGCAGACACTGACAAGCTATTCATGGGTGTACGTGAGGCATTCGTTGAGCAGTATGACGGCAAGTGCATCTACAGCTTCATCACAGATCAAATACTCGACCATGTCGATTTAGGTGTCGACACTAAGGCACCAACTATACCAACTAAAGGCAGCCTGGACATAAAGGCTGTACTGCAAAGTGACTACTGCTTTGCGTAATTTCTAGTATGCGTGGGGGGACTTGTGTTCCCCCATAGCATATAGACCCCATAAAAAGAAAACGAGGATCGTATGCACCCAAGAGAAAGGGTGTTGGAACAGGCGCGTCTACTCGAATCACAAGACAAACCAATCCCTGCCGACCTGGAGCGCGAAGCCAAGCGCCTGGGTCTACAGCTGACACCAAATATCGAGAACAAAGAGAAACAAGGAGTATCCAAAAATGGCAAAAGTAGCATTTGAAACACATAAAGGAACAGCAGAATACCCCTGGCTTAACGTACCTGACACACAGTTCGACGCTGAGGGTAAGTATAAGACTGGCTTACGTGTACCAGCTGACCAATGCAAAGAGCTGCGAGACAAGATCCGTCAGTTTGCTGTGGATGAGTTCGGCAAGAAAGCTGAGACAGCCAAAGTGCCATACAAGCAAGACCCAGATACCGGTGAGATCATCTTGAATGCAAAGTCAAAGTATCAGCCCAAGGTGTATGACAGCAAGGGTCAGATCATCGTACCGAGCAACCTGCCTCAGATCTGGGGTGGGTCTGTATTGAAGATGGGCGGCACCCTGCATGCCTATAACAGCGCCGGTAATATTGGCGTTTCGATGCAGCTCACAAAGATCCAGGTTATTGACTTGGCCGAGCGTCAGGAAGACGGCGCCGGCTTCGCTGCAGAAGAGGGATCATTTGTAGCCTCAGAACAAACTAACGAAAGCAACGATAATGGCTCCCCGCAAGAAGACAAACCGGAAGACGGCTTCAGCGCCAACTTCTAGACAGAGAGCCATCAAGAATGGGTATCGCTCAGGTCTCGAAGATAAGACAGCAAGACAGATCAAGGAAAGCGGTCTTGAGGTTTTATACGAGACTGAGCGTATCCAGTTTGTATGGCCTGAGCGCCAGGCGCACTACACACCGGACTTCCGGCTGCCAAAACCTGGCGGCTATTTTTATGTCGAAACAAAAGGGCGATGGCTGACGGAAGATCGTCATAAACATCTACTGATTCGGCAGCAATGCCCGGACATCGATATACGCCTTGTGTTTAGTAATGCAAATGCAAAGCTCTACAAGGGCTCACCAACTACCTATGCCAAATACTGCGACAAGCACGGCATTCAATACGCACACAAAGTAATTCCCGAAGATTGGCTGCTGGAGAGCAAAGATGCAACCATCAAAAACAGCAATGGAGACTTGGGGTCAGGAGAATGACGCTGGCAGGTTCGTGGCACACGAGCCATGCGATGCCTGTGGATCGAGTGACGCCAGGGCAATATACGACAATGGCGAACGAGGATACGCAGCATACTGCTTCAGCTGCACAGACCACCAAACCTTTGACCAAGACTTCCAACCCACCAGCTCAGCAGCTGCGGCAGAACTTATACAGGCAGCGCATCAAGCAAAGCCGGAAGGTTTACTCCAGGGCGAGATCCAAGCAATCCCGGCCAGGGGGATAAGCCAGGAAGTATGCAAGAAGTTTGGCTACCGGGTGGGTACATACCAGGGGCAGCCTGTACAAATAGCTACGTACTACAGCCCTGGTGGTACACCGGTAGCGCAGAAGATCAGATTTAAGAACAAAGATTTCAAGCTACTCGGTGACGGCAAGAAGCTGCCACTCTTTGGATCACACAGATGGCAGGGTGGTAATCGCCTGGTCATTACAGAAGGTGAGCTGGATGCCATGTCAGTGGCGTCTGTAATGCATGCAACAGCATGCGTCAGTCTACCAGCTGGCGCTGCTGCGGCTGTAAGAGCAATCAAAGACAACTGGGACTACGTTGCCCAGTTTAAAGAAGTTATCCTGTGCTTCGATATGGACGACCCAGGTCGCAAGGCTGCCATCGAGGTAGCTGAGCTGCTGCCGGTCGGACAAAGTCGCATCTGTTTTCTCCCTTACAAGGATGCGAACGAGACCCTACTCCAGGGCAAGCATAAGGATATCGTCGGTGCCATATTGGAGGCGAAAGTATATCGCCCGGATGGCATCGTGGCCGCAGCCGATATCAGAGATGCCATTGGTGTGGTAGACGCGGCCTCTGCCATTGCTTATCCGTTTGCACGCTTGAACGAGGTAACACTCGGTCTGCGCGAGGGTGAGTTGGTCACCATTACGGCTGGATCTGGTATCGGCAAGTCTACACTGGTACGTGAGATAGCTTACTCACTGCATACTGCCGGCCACAAGGTCGGGATGATTATGCTCGAAGAAAGCAACAAGAAAACCATCCTGGGACTGCTAGGCATCCACATGAACAAGAATGTGACTGTAGATCGATCAGGTGTCGAAGAGGCTGACTTATACAAGGCCTTTGATGAGCTGTTTCCAGGCGACAACCAGGTGTATCTCTACGACCACTTCGGATCGTCTGAGGTCGATACCATCATTCAGCGTATTCGCTACATGGTGGCAGCCCTGGACGTAAAGTGGATCATCTTAGATCACGTATCGATTATGATCAGCGGCCTGGCGGTTGCTGACGAACGTAAGGCCATCGACATAGCCTGTACGGCTCTAAGAACGCTTGTGAGCGAGCTTAACATTGGCCTTATAATGGTGAGCCATCTACGCCGCCCAGAGGGCGACAAAGGACATGAGGAAGGCAGCAAGGTTCGCCTATCTCAGATCAGAGGCTCACACAGTCCTGTGCAGCTGAGTGACATCGTTATTGGTCTCCAGGTCGATCCTGACGACCCAGACGGTGCCTACCGATATCTACACGTATTGAAGAACCGGTTTACCGGTGAGACCGGTGTCGCCGGCAAGGTAAAATACAACCTGGAAACAGGACGCTTATTAGAGGCTAGCGACACCTTCTAACGAGGTGTGGCCATGTGTTTTATTAAATTAAGAGATACCCTGACAGGACAGCTTTTGTTTGTAAAAGAGGGTGATGGTTTTAGCGTCACCACAGACCCATTCAAAGCCAAGTCATTCAAGATCAAATCACAAGAAACCCTGGATTGGTTCGACAAGTTCGAAACCAATTTGCATGGGCTATTCCCAGCGCCCCAGTGGCACGTGACGTTTATGGAAGAGGAGAGAAACTATGACGAATACTGTACCGACAATGGATCAGCTGCGAGAGGCTCTGAAGCTACCTCTGGAGATCCCACAGTACGAACCGAAGAACAACAACAGCCTGAGACATCAGTCAATAATGCGCTGGATGATGCGATCAACCGAAGGTGATGTCATCGAGTGCCGGCGCGGCGCTCATCGATCTAAATGGGATCGTGAAGGATGAACATAAGCACACATTACGGAACGCATAAACATGCCGGGCGTAAAGCTCACGTGATCAAAGAACACGACAAGTACGTGGTCATCATGATCCAGGACGCCGCGATTGTCGAAGAACGTGAGATCACCGGACATACACAACAGTACGCCGAAGACACTGCAGAGAACTGGGTGCTCGGCGTCATCTGACATCGAGTGGAGAGCAACCATGAAACGCATCGTCTTCGACATCGAGACTAACGGTCTCGACCCTGACGTAATCCATTGTTTGATCTGTGAAGACTTAGACACGGATGAAATCCAATCGTTTACAGCTGAGAATATGGAAGATGGGCTGCAGCTGCTTGCCCAGGCTGATGAGATCATTGGCCATAACATTATCAGCTACGACATTCCCAGCCTTCAGAAAGTCTACAGCAGTTTTGTTCTCCCTGACACTGTACGTGTAACGGATACGCTGACGCTCTCCAGGCTGATCCACGCCGACCTTACTAATGAAGACTTTGAGACCAACTGGTCACATGCAGACGCTGAGATCCTCCCGAAGCGCATGTATGGTTCCCACAGCCTAAAGGCTTGGGGTCTACGTATAGGTCTTCACAAAGGTGACTATGATGGGGGCTGGGAAACCTTCAACGAGGACATGTGGTACTACTGCGTCCAGGACGTAAAAGTCACCAAGGCGCTGTACAAGAAGTTAGACCCGGACAACTACAGTCAGCCGGCGGTCGAGCTGGCGCACACATTAGCAACCCTGTGTGACAGGATTGGTAAGTTTGGCTGGACGTTTGATGTCAAGAAAGCCAACGAGCTGTACGCTGTCCTAGCCGCCCGGCGATCAGAGATCGAGGGTGAGCTGCATGATCTGTTTGATCCATGGGAGATCCACGAAGAGTTCATACCAAAGCGTGACAATAAGACCTTGGGCTACAAAGCCGGCGTACCCTTCGACAAAGTCAAAGTCGTGCAGTTCAATCCTAACAGCCGGCGGCATATCGAGCGCTGCCTGACACATAAGTATGGCTGGAAGCCCAAACTAACCACCGCCCAGGGACACGCACAGATCGATGAGAGTGTGTTGTCTACTTTGGACTACCCAGAAGCACAAAAGCTCGCTGAGTTCTTTATGATCCAGAAGCGTATTGGGCAGCTGGCTGAAGGCAACCAGGCTTGGCTAAAGCTGCAGCGCAACGGAAAGCTGCACCACAGTATCATTAGCCAGGGTACAGTCACACACCGGGCATCGCATCGTAATTGTAACCTTGCCCAGGTGCCGGCCACCAGGCTGCCATACGGCAAGCAGTGCCGTGAGCTATTCACAGTACAGCCAGGCTACAAGCTACTTGGTGCCGACCTTTCAGGGATCGAGCTACGCTGCCTGGCGCATTACATGGAAAACGATGCGTACACCAAAGAGCTCCTGGAAGGTGACATACACACCGTAAACCAGCGAGCAGCTGGCCTGGAAACACGCGATCAAAGCAAGCGGTTTATCTATGCGTATCTGTACGGTGCCGGCGCTGCCAAGATTGGCGAGGTGGTCGGGGGTGGCTTCAAAGAAGGTAAGCAGCTGCTTGATCGTTTCAATGAACGTATGCCAGCTGTAGGACGCCTGAGAAAGGCCGTAGAGAGCGCTGCAGAGCGTGGTTACCTGCTAGGGCTCGATGGTAGACACATCAAGATCAGAAGCCCCCACAAGGCTCTGAACAGCCTTCTACAGGGTGCCGGCGCAACCATCGCGGCTACCTGGCTGATTGAGACCCAAAAGCAACTTATCGAAGCTGACCTGGACGCCAACATCATGGCGTGGGTTCACGATGAAATCCAAATACAAGTCAGAGAAAGGGACGCAGATCATGTCGGTGATATCGTTCGAAGAAGCGCGGAAGCAGCTGGAAAAGCGTGGGGTTTCCATCTCCCCGTCGCAGCTGAGTGGCAGCTCGGAGACAGCTGGGCAGACACCCACTAAAGAATACGATCTTACCGTACACGACCTGGAAATGTGGGTCGTCCTGGATCGAGCGCTGCGGCGTCCGTTTACCACTAAAGGCCAGTTTGCCAGGGACAGCGCAACCATCATTGCATGCGCTGCCGACCTTGGCCTGATCTCAACACGTATCGATGAAGAGCGCTGGGGCAACGTCTGGTTCATCACACAGCACGGCATGGACTTTCATAAGGGGATCTTAAATGAAATTACTGATTGACGCCGACATCTACGCCTTCCGGGCAGTAGCGGCCACCGAAGAAGAGACAGACTGGGGCGATGACATTTGGTCACTCTCTACTGATCTCAAGATTGCAAAACGTATCGTCCAGGAATCATTTGATCAATTCTATGAAACCCTGGGATCAGAAGACATCCTGTTGTGCTTCAGCAGCAAGGATAACTTCCGTAAGCGGATTAACCCTACGTACAAGTCGGGACGTAAGAAGACACGCAAGCCACTTGGTTACGTGGCTTTGTGTGACTGGCTGAAGCATAACTATCCCCACTTTAGTAAGCCTGGCCTGGAAGCTGATGACTGCCTCGGCATCATGGCGACCACACCAGAGAACGTGGGCAAGGCGATCATCGTCAGTGACGATAAAGACTTAAAGACAATACCTGGGAAGCTGTACCGGCCAACAGCCGATGAGCGCCTGGACATCACAGAAGCCGAAGCAGATAAGCATTTCTATATGCAGACACTTACCGGCGATAGCACTGATGGCTACCCAGGCTGCCCAACCATTGGACAGAAGCGAGCTGAGGGGCTGCTAGGTCAGCGCCCGGCATGGTCAGTGGTTGAGCAAGCATTCATTAAACAAGGTCTGACTAAGGCTGATGCACTGCTGCAAGCTCGCATGGCCAGGATACTCCGCTGGTCAGACTGGGACACAAAGAAGAACGAAGTGAAGCTATGGGAGCCAGCAGCATGACCTACGAAGTATTGAGAACAACCACTGATATGCATGACCACCGGTATTGCGTGGGTGTTGATGGTGAACCAATGACCAACCCTACGCACTCAGTCGTAGCAGCTGAGCAAGCAAAAAGGATCTGTGAGCAGTACAAGCTGCAGGGTCACTACTCTATCAACATGCTGTTCATGATCGATTGTGAGCGCAAAGCAAAAGAAGAGGCGGCTGGTCATGAGGCATGAGGATTACATGAGACAAATGGAAGAAGGCTCAGTGCATAGTCCTGACCACTACACCCAGACAAACATGGAATGCAAAGAGGCTATCGAGGGGATGCTCGGTGACCATGTAGTGCATGCCTGGCGAGCCAACATCTTGAAATACATTTGGCGCTACCAGGACAAGGGCGGCATTCAGGATCTTGAGAAAGCACAAGTGTATCTCGGGTTCCTGATTCAGTACGAGAAGGACAATGAGACATGGCGATAGACAGCTTAACTGAATACCAAAAGAAAGCTGCAAGCACCGCCATCTACTCAATCAACCAACAGATCAACTACCCAGCTCTCGGCTTAGCCGGCGAGGTAGGTGAGGTGTGCAACAAGCTAAAGAAACTAATACGTGATGACATCACCCTGGATGACATCCGTGACGACTTGAAAAGCGAGCTGGGCGACTGCCTCTGGTACCTCGCTGTCTTGGCAAGAGACCTGGAGCTCAGCCTCGATGAGATCGCAGAACAAAACTTACAGAAACTAGCAGAGAGAAAGCAGCGAGGGACGCTGCAGGGATCGGGAGATACACGATGAATAATATGATGAAGCACAACCAGCATTACGGCATGACACTGCCGCTGTCCGATGAGATCGACCGGCAGAAGTACCGCCAGGTCGGTGAGGACTTCTACAGCAAGGTAGTGCGTATTGCGGATGCTTTGAAAGACACACCGGAACACTTCGAGGACTTTAAGGACGCCATGCGTCACATGCGGTTCCTACCAGCTGGCCGTGTACAGAATGCCATGGGCGCTGCCCGGCAGACGACAGCATACAACTGCTTTGTCAGCGGTATCATCGAAGACAGCATGGACGTAATCATGAAGCGCGCCGCAGAGGCAGCTGAGACCATGCGCCGCGGTGGTGGTATTGGTTATGACTTCAGCCGGCTGCGGCCACGTGGTGAGCTGATCAAGAGCCTCGATAGTAAGGCGTCAGGCGCTGTTAGTTTCATGGGTATCTTTGATGCAGTGTGTCAGACTATCGCCAGCAGCGGTCATCGTAGGGGCGCCCAGATGGGTGTGCTACGTGTGGATCACCCTGACATCGAGCAGTTCATCACCGCCAAGCATGATAGTACAACCCTAACAGGTTTCAATATCTCTGTGGGTATCACGGATGAGTTCATGAATTACCTGGATGCCGGTAAGCCATTCCCATTGCGCTTCGAAGGCAAGGTGTACAAAGAGGTAGACCCGGTCGCCTTGTGGGACATGATCATGCGAAGCACATATGACTGGGCTGAGCCAGGCGTTGTATTCCTGGATCGCATGAACGAGATGAATAACTTGTGGTATTGCGAGACCCTCGAAGCCACTAATCCATGTGCCGAACAGCCTCTGCCACCTTATGGTGCTTGCTTGCTAGGCAGCTTTAACCTCACTAAGTACGTGGACGACAGATCATTTGATTGGGATCAGTATAAGGCTGACATACACACCGTAGTGAGAGCCATGGACAACGTGGTTGACCGCACGATCTACCCACTGCCAGAGCAGAAGAGTGAAGCAGAGAACAAGCGCCGTATGGGGCTAGGTGTCACTGGTATGGCTAATGCTGGTGAGCTGTTAGGCTACCCATATGCTACACCGACGTTCATGGAGTGGGCTGAGAAGGCACTCAAGATGCTGCGTGATGAGTGTTACACAGCGTCAGCACTGCTCGCCCAGGAGAAAGGTGCATTCCCTCTTTATGACAAGGACAAGTACACCCAGGGCAGGTTCTTCAAGACACTACCAAAGAAGGTACGTGAGCTGATCGAAGAGCATGGTTTACGCAACAGCCATCTGACATCCATTGCACCAACCGGCACCATCAGCCTGACTGCAGACAACGTCAGCTCAGGCATCGAGCCACCATACAGCCTGTACTATGACCGTACCATTCAGCAGTTCGATGGCCACCAGATCGAGCGTGTAGAAGACTACGCATATAACCAGGGCGTCAGTGGACGCACAGCTAACGAGATCAGCGCAGATGAACATGTGGATGTCTTATGCCTGGCATCGAAGTACGTGGACAGTGCAGTGAGTAAGACATGCAACGTGGGTGATGATGTGACTTACGATGAGTTCAAGCAGCTGTACTACAAAGCCTGGAAGGGTGGCTGTAAAGGCATCACTACGTTCAGAGCAGCCGGCAAGCGCTTCGGTATCCTCAATGAGGTAAAGCCCGAGAAGGAAGAACCTGCGAAGGCTGAGGCATGCTTCATCGACCCTGACACAGGACAGAAGAGCTGTGAGTAATGTCTTACCATGACATAAGCAAAGGACTGCCAGTGTGCGACAAGTGCAAGACTAATGATGCATTTGTCTACTCTGGTGGTGTGTTTGTATGTAGTAAATGTGGTGTACGTGAGCTGCAGAAGCAGCAGAAGACTAACCCCCACATCAGACCATGGTTAGAAGCACCACGTGGCACCGAGCACTGACTCATAACCAAAGCTAGGTGGGTGGGTGGCAAACCTGGGAAGCTAATAAGGTTATAATTAGTCTCTCCCAGGCTTACCATAAGTTTCAAGGCTACTTGTGTTCCCCCATTAGAGAGACTGGTCTCACAAGACTGCTTGAGCTCATAAGATACCACAGTACAACAGTTACTAATAGTCTATTAGTTGTAAGTGATTGGATTACTTTGGTTGCTGACTATGGACAACTGTCAGTCAGCATGGGTAACCAGGACAGAACACTGGACACAGTGGACACACTGGATGACTGAGGATGACTTAGGTCATCGAAGGATGACTTAGGATAACTAAGGATGACTTAGGTGGACGGTGGTGATTAAGTCCCGATTTGTATTAAAGACTAATGACCCACCACGGATAATGTTCACTAATGTCCTAATGTCGGTGAGCTGATCAGTGTTTTTGTACTGCTGATTACCAGTCAGCATGACGCAGGTATCCAGCGATTACAGTATGTTATCACCATGTGGCCATGAAACCTGGTACCATACGCTGCAAAACGACCCCCCATGGGTCAAAAACAAGGTCAATTTCAAAAAGAGGCTAAAGGTCTGCTTGTTGTTGTTGTTGTCAGACCTTCGTTAAACCAGCGCCACATTTGGACAACATATCACATATATACAATAGGAACTCAAACAGATGGCTCTAGAATCTGGAACCTACATAAACAGCTTGGTAAGCACAAACCCAGCTGCGACTGACGGTCTCGCGCAAGCTGACGACCACATGCGGTTGATCAAAGCTACAATCCTAGCGTCATTCCCAAACATAGCCGGGGCTATGACCGCTACACATACCGTACTAAACGGCCTCGATGCTCGTGTGCAGTCCCTAGAGGACGCTTTCGCCAGCGGTACTAAGATGCTCTTCCAGCAGTCTACAGCCCCCACCGGCTGGACTAAGGACACCACCCACGATGACAAGGCACTGCGGGTAGTCACAGGCACCGCAGGTTCCGGCGGTACTAACGCTTTCTCGACACTCGATGCCACTGCGGCGGGTACAGTCAACACCAGTGTCTCAGGCACCGTAGGTGGCACATCGTTGTCTAACTCTCAACTGCCGAACAATTGGTACTGGCGGTCAAACACTCCGGGTGGAGACAGATTAGATAACCACTTCAACTCCAACTACACAGCACGTCTTCCAGACTGGAATACTTACCGTATTCAAGGCGGCGGCGGTACGCACACGCACAGCCTGTCACTAACAGCTACATCGACCTTCACAGGATCAGCAAATGGACTTGATGTGCAGTATGTCGATGTCATCATTGCAACCAAGGATTAAGAGTAAATGAAGATCGAGGTTAAGCAGAACTGTCCTCTCGACAGCTTTAATCCCTGCCGACAGTTTGACTGTGCGTGGTTCATGAAGATTGCAGGTAAAAACCCAAACACAGGCGAGCCTACAGAAGACTGGGGATGCGCTATGGCTTGGATGCCAGTCTTGATGATCGAGAATGCACAACAGAGCCGCGCAGCCGGCGCTGCCGTAGAGAGCTTCCGTAATGAGATGGTTAAACAGAATGAACGCAACCTGCAGCAGCTAACCACAGGTAACCTAATACTGGAGTAATACGCTATGCCTATCATTCCGATCCGTAACCTGGGACAAACCGGCGTTGTCACTGATAACAGTGCTTACAACATTCCCCTTACAGGTTTCTCTGCAGGTTTTAATGTACGTTTCGATGAGGGCAGGGTGAGCCGAGCGCCAATCTTTAGAACAATAAAAGACAGTCTCGGTTTCACGCCGCGTTTTACATACGGCATTGTACCAGCCACAGGCTTCGATACTGTAATACTGGCATCAGATGCATGGGCTATCAAAGAATACGCCAGTGGCACGGTGTCAAATGTGTCTGGTTCCATCACTGGATCATCAGACCCACGGCCATACACAGGTACGTCCCTGGCTGACGTAACTTACATCAATCGTGTAGACCGCGTACCAGTATACCGTACAGGCACCGGCACTAACTTTGCTGACCTACCTAATTGGGATAGCACCCACAGATGCAAATCCCTACGCTCATACGGCGACCAGCTGATTGCTCTGAACATGACAGAGGGCAGTACCAACTTTCCAACCAGGGTACGCTTCTCTGACATCACTACAGCCAATAGTGTCCCAGGCAGCTGGGACGCCGCTGATACTACGAAGAGCGCAGGTTTTAACGACCTTGTACAGATCCCAACTGAGATCATCGATGGTATGAGCCTGGGTAGTAACTTCATTATTTACTCAAGTGACCAGACGTGGCTTATGGAGTTTGTTGGCGGTACCTTTATATTCAACTTCCGTAAACTCTTTAATGATGCCGGCGTAATTAACCAAAACTGTGTAGTGGAAGCTGAGGGCAAACATTACGTCTTCGGAGCTTTCGATATCTATTTGCATGATGGTACGTCAAAACAAAGCATATGCGATGAACGTACTAAGAACTTCATTTACTCAAACCTAAATAACAACAATTCAGACGTATGTTTCACACAGCACAACCCGGTGCTCAATGAGATTTACTTTTGTTACATGTCAGGTGACAGCCGCGTAGAGTTTCCAAACGCCAACCGCTGCAACCGCGCAGCTGTCTATAATTATCGTGCGAACACATGGTCATTCATGGACATACCAAATGTCAGCAGCGGTACCGTAGCTAACGTCAACTCTGTTTCTACGTATGCAAACAGTGCAACCACCTATCAGCTAACCGGCGGCACCTACTACAGCCAGGAAGATAGCTTCGATAGACATGTGATTATGGTAGGCGAAGACCAGGCATCCGATGGTATCACTAGCGACAAGATGTATGGTGTAGATCTATCAGATACCGGCCAGATGGCCTTCCAGCTCGATGTAGAGGCTACCAAGCCGCCATACCTGGAGCGTACTGGCATTGACCTTGACGAAGGCGGCCTAGCAGCCCGGCAGTATATGGTTGTCACGAGACTGTACCCACAGTGTGACACAATTAACACAGCTGACACCACGCTTACATTTGAGTTTGGTGCATCAGACATCCCACGTGCCACACCAGTCTACGGATCGCCGGTAACCTACAACATACCAACAGAACATAAGATCGATAGCCGGGCAGCTGGCAGGTACCTATCATATAGAATGACCCTGGCTGACAATGATTATAAAGACTTCGATCTATCTGGGTTTGACATTGAGATTACCCCGACAGGAGCCAGGTAATGGCACTTAACGATAAGACTGACCTAATTGTCCAGGACTACAGCCGGCAACAGTACCCACAGTTAGAAGAAGGTATCCAGAGATACATCCAGGAAGAGCTGCGGCGTATACAGACAGCCATAGGTAGCTTGGCGACTGCGGCCATCCAGGTGTCTGAAGACCCGCCCGAGAAGCCTATCAAAGGCATGGTGCGCTACGCAGTGTCGCCCTGGAACCCAGGCTCCGGTGATGGCCTATATGTCTACAACGGTACAGCATGGGTCGCGGTGTAAAAGTCCCGACCATCGAGCGTCCCCACTATACAGTCTACCTGGAAGGCTTACCTATAGAGGGTGAGGGCGTACTGACGTTCGTACACTGCGATGTACAACGCTGGAATAAGAATATCAAAAGAGAGCTAATAAGAGACTTCACACAACTTGTGAAGCTCAGGACTACGCCGCTGTACTGCCTTCGGCACGACAGTAAGCAAGAGAAGTTCATAAAAATGTTTGGCTTTGCTTTTGATTTCCCAACAACAGATGAGCAGCAGCCATTAGACGTATATAAATTGGAGATATGATATGGGTTCAGTAGCAGCCTCTGTCGGTGGCTCACTGGTATCTGGTTACTTTGCAAACAAAGCAGCAAAGAAACAGGCCGGTGCTATAGACCGCGCAAACCAAATGAACAACATGGGTTATACCGATGCGCGCCCATTCATTAATGCTGGATACCAGGGCGGCCAAGATGCCCTAAACAAGCAGCTCGGCATAGGCGCATACCAGGGTGATCTTTATGCTGGTCTCAATGACATGCAGACATCCGGCCTGGACAACCAGTTTAACTTCGGTAACACCACGTTTGGCTATGGTCAAAACCTCGCAGATCAATCACAAGGTTTCGCCGGTAACTATGGCAACCTATATAACCAGGCGATGGGCGGCGGTGCCATGGACAACGCCCTGGCGTATGCTGACGCGAACACTGGCGCTCTCACAGATGCAGCGCTGCGCGACAGTACACGTATGCTTACAGAACAGACGCTGCCTGGTATCAATAAGGCGGCATCAGGTACTGGTAACGTCAACAGCTCCAGAGCTGGCGTGGCTGATGCCATTGCTATGCGTGATTATGGTGACCGCGCAGCTGACACAGCCGCAGGTATACGTAGCGGTCTTATTGATCAATCTTTGGGACAACAGCAGCTTGACTTCGGCAACGCCATGGCTGCGAACCAGGGTCTCGCAGGTGCATTTGGTACCGGCGTCAACACAGCTAACACCGGCTTGGCTAACATGATTAACGCAGGTGCCGGCTATCAGAAAGACGCACAGCAGCAGCTGAATGCCGACAAGGCTGCCTTCGAAGCTAATCGTGACTTTGATATGCAAGCGTATCAACAGTACATGTCAGGCATCTTAGGCCGCGCACCAATGTCACCAGCTGGCTACCAGGCGAACACTGTAGATCCCACAGCTGCAACTATCAGCGGCATGGTTACCGGCGCAGGTATGGGTAACAACCTGTACAACTACTTCAACCAGCCAACTACTAATGCGATGCCTATGCAGCAGTATGGTAGCTCAACTGGGGTACCCACACCGTATATTCCGAAGGGGCTATAAGACATGGCAATAAGTGATCCAAATGCAATGGCGGCACCTGGGGTGCAGTACAGCCCTGACGGCATTCCTATGCTCACGATACCTAACCCTAATCAGCCGCCGGCACCTGGTAATAACAATACCAGTGGTATGCTCAACAACCCAACACCAGGCGTATTGAATACACAAGCAGCAGCGACCAGTCAGCGACGCAACATGGTGCCTGGCGCGATCCAGATGCCACAGATGCCTGACAATAAGATCGGCCTTGGTGACATGCTGATACGCATGGGTGGCGCAGGTATGGAAGGCGCACAGCAGAGTGGTCTGCAGTCATACGCCAACATGGCGAGAGAGTATGGCAATGTGCAAGACATAAACAACAGCGCCTCTATCGATGCATACAACGCCCAGGTCAAAGCTCTGCAAGCACAAAACAAAGCAGCCCAGAACCAACCCAAAGCACCTCAGTCATCACCGTACATGCAAGCAGCCATCGATGCTATTGATCAAATTGAAGCAAACGTGGCCATGGCCGAAAGCAATAATAATCCTTTCGATAACGTCACCGGTTTTATTGGTAACAGTCTGTCATTCATTGCAGGTACCCCAGCCCACGATACCAAGATGGCTATCGAGACTGTTGTATCATCTATTGGTTTCGACAGATTGCAGAAGATGCGCGATGACAGCCCAACCGGCGGCGCATTGGGGCAGGTGTCAGAGCGCGAACTAGCGCAGCTTAATGCATCCCTAGGTAACCTACGTCAGTCACAGAGCCGCGAGCAATTCAAGGCAAACCTGGCGCTTGTTAAGAAGCACTACATGTCAGCTGTTAAGGCTATCGAAGCTCAGCAGCAAGCATATGCTGCAATGCATGGTATGGCTGCGCCTGTAGGCACGATGAGCCCAAACGTATCTGCAGCTGACGCGATAGTTGGCGTAACAAACTAATTTATACCGACAAGAGGTAACATAATGGCAGATAGGCTAGAAGCCTACGCTGATTGGCTCGTTGCGAACCAAAACAAGCGCGGCACACCTGAGTTTGACACTGTAGCGAACGCATACAAACAGCTACGTCAGCAGCCGCAGCCCAAGCCAGCAGCCCCAGCACCTCAGCAGCGTGACGGCGCACTGATGTATGGCTTTGACCAAATGCAAGAGATGATGGGCAAGGGCATCGAGGTAGCTGGTGACCTTACTGGTATCGAAAGTGTCAAACAGTACGGCTCAGATGTCGTAGCAAAACAGCAAAAAGACATTGCAGCTGGCGGCTACCAGCCTCAGTACCCTGGATCACTCCGCGAAAACTATAACCAAGGCACGTTTCTGCCGGCATTAGGTGAGAAACTACTGGAAAACTTACCATCAGGTGGCGCTGCCATTGCAGGTACCGGCCTAACAGCCGCAGCGGCAGCTCTCGGAGCTCCAGCATGGCTTGTGTTTGGCGGCGGTGCAGCTGTAACTGCAGGTTCCGGTCTTATGGGAGCCGGCGAAGCTGCCATGGAGATGGAAGAGAAGACCGGCAGCTATGATTCAAAGGTCGCAGCCGGCGTTGGAGCCCTGGTGGGCTTCCTCGATAGGTTCGGTGCCGGCAAAGTTATCCCGGTTGACCGTCTGGCTGGCATGTCAGCTGACGAAGTCATCAAAGAATTGTCTCAGAAAGGCTTTGGAGAGGCTGCCCAAGCGTATGCAGGGCGCGTCACAAAGGCTGCAGCAGCCGAGGGGGCAACCGAAGTTGCCCAGGAAACAGCTATTGTCGGCGGCGCGGCATCACAGGGCGCCGAGTACACCGGCCAGGAGCTGGCTGATCGCGCTATAGATGCATCCGTACTTGGTTCTGCCTACGGTGGCGGTACCAGGGCAGTCACTGAGCTCGCGCCGACAGCTAACGCAACACGCGAGGCTGGCGCACAGCGCCTTACAGAGCTTGGTGATGTACTAAACCCTGTGATGATTGGTAACGATCCCCAGGCGGCCACTGAGCTGGCTACCAGGTTAGATACAATTGCAAAAGCAAACGACCTAAACCTAAAAGACGTAAACAAGCAGAGTACATCAGGCGCACGTGAAGCTGTAGACAAGGCACACATCCAGGTATCAGAAGAACTAAAACAGCTCGCCAAAGACTTACGCACCCAGCTGGGGATCACAGACAGTGATGAGTTATCGGTTGTCCTGGACAAAGTCATGGCCATTGCCGGTCAGCGCCAGGCACGTAACAAAGCAAAAAGCACTGTTGGTGTCCAGGAGATGCAAGCTATCGACCGCCTGGCCGGCAGTACCCAGGAAGGCCAGCGCATGTTGTCGCTTATGCGGCAGATGAATGAGCTAACTACGCTGCATAACTCTGGATATGTTGGTGGTGTATCTAAAATTACCGACCAGCTGTCTCCAATACCAAGTAATGTAGGCTATTCTGACCGCAGCTTGATCGAGACCCCTACACGTATCCTCGGTACCCTTTACGGTGCCTCGGTTAACCCAGTAATACCTGCTATCCAGGGCGCTGCAGTCATAGGTGGCCGGGGCATAGACGCCGTCACAGGCCGGCGTAGCCGCGTTGCGACCTATATCAAGGACAACATTAACAAAAACGAAGGCATCAAGATCTCTGACGATGCTGAATCAGTCCGCGAAACACGCAGACAAGAGACTGAAGGCATCAAGAAGGCCAACCAGGAGCAACGTGCCAGGGCAAAAGAGATCCACAAGTCACAATACGAAAAGAACGGCGACTTACCGTTCCTGAAACTGGACTTAATGCTCAAAGAGCGTGGTTTAAGCCCACAAAGAGCCGTAAAGCTGCTTGAAGCCATGGCAGCTGCAGATCCTGTGATTGCACCAGACGCCCAGGCGATGATTAAGGCTATCCAAGAGGGCGGCAGAACGCCAAACATGACTGCAGTGGGCGCTGCAATGAGCACTGCGCTCGATCAACAGTCTACATCAGTCACCAGGGACAAAACACCGGTGCCAGGCGCAGCCCAGGCAGCCGCATCCTCAGCTGCAGCCCCACGTGATGTATCTGCCGGCTATGTACGCGGCATCCAGGACAACCAGGCTGCCAATACAGCTCTTATCGAGGCTGTAGACGCCGATCCAATGATCTCTGATGACGACAAGGCTGTACTGATTGATACCCTAGCTGATCTACGTAGCAACCTGGGGTCTAACCCAGCTGACCGGGCTATGGATATAGCTGCGAAGGCTGAAAGCCAGGTATCTGACCCAGCATTGGTCGAAACATACGTAATGCCATACGTAAACCGGGTGATTGGCCAGCAAACAGCTGATAGCGAGCCTACCATTAATTTACAAGCGGAAGTATTTGAATCGCCCTATGCGGATCGCATTGCGAAACGTGAAGCACTCAAAGAAGAGGCCAAGGCTTCACCTTTGTTTAATGCTTGGACAAAGCCAAACCGTGAACGTGTTTTAAATGCCACCTATGATCGGCGGTCGATGAATGCAGAGGCACGACGAGCAACGGTTGAAGCCATAGCTAGAGAAGCAAGAAAGCGTGGATTTGAGGTTTATTATACATCAACAAGCAAAGACGGTCGGTCATCATCTCGATACATCAATTTACCTAATGATAGAAAGGCAAGGATCGCAGACCACGATCTCCCTGACACTAATCAACGTCAATTTAATAGAGACAGAGGTATTGGCGTTTATGATGTAGAAATCATCCCAGATGATTGGGATACAACCTCACTAGATGAATACTTCGAAGAAATGCTGTACGATGAATACGCAGACACTGATCCTGTTCTGGATTTACAACGTGATGCATTGTCACCAGCGCTAGAAAATGCATCAGACGTATTTGGTATTGGCTCAGACATTGGTATGACCGCAGTTTCTGCAATGCCCACAGATGCTGAATTTACTGAAATGCAAGCCGGTACCTTTAAACCAACACAAAAGAAGAAGCTCGAAGTCGCATATGGTGATTACCACAAGGCATGGAAGCAAGCAGCTGGCACTGACGCCCCACTGGAGTACACACCAGAGAATATTGATCGTATTTCCAAAATGATGGCCACAGAGGCGCTGAGAGCACTACAACGCGATGACAGCGCTATTGGCTGGTATGATGCAAAGCTAAAAGCAGCGAAATCTGTGATGCGTCTGGTCGAGCCACGTATCTTTGACAATGAGGCAGCATTCGATTTTGCCCTGGCTGTTACATCGAATGGACAAGCAGTTATCGATAACTTTGCCCAGGCATTAGAGGTGTTCCGTGGTTTTGTAGACACCGGGGTCATGCCGGAAAACTGGAACAAGGGCGGCGAACGTAAGAAAGCAATGCAGACCAGCTTCAAGTTCTTCAACGCCTACCAGTCATCAGGCACAAACATGCCAATCGATATGTTCTTGGACACTGATTTTACAGTCAAAGAGCTAAGTGACTGGGTAGATCAATTTAACAATGACTATGGCACTAATATTAGCATGAGTGTCACAGAAAACATGGACACGACTGTCAAAGGCAGTTTCATACTTGGCGCAAAGATTGGCCAGGGTTTCTATCAGAATGTCCGGGGTAACTATGACCCATTGACCATGGACATTTGGTGGATGCGGATGTGGAACCGGTTGATCGGTAGACCATTTAAGCCAGCTAAGTCAGCTGCAGACATGCAGAAGAACCGTAATATTATTGTTGAGCAAGGTTTAGACGCGAAAGATGGTATCGAAAAGCAGCTGGTGGATGCCACGTTGCAGCGCCTTGGCACTACAAGGTCAAAAGTACGCCAGAGCAAGGGTAAGATCGATGACTTTAGTCGTGAATTGAACCGCACCTGGAACAGTTATTACAGCCGATACCAAAAAGAAAACGGCACCAACCCTGTAAAGCCGCAGTTATTCAAAACTGTTGGTACACACTTTAAAAACCTGGCACCTGAGCTGCAAGCTACACCGACTAGCGGTGGTGAGAGATCTTACATGCGAGATGTCACTGCACGTGCCAGAGAGTTGTTATCAGAGCAGGGTTATGATATAAATACTGCAGATTTCCAAGCCTTGATGTGGTACCCGGAAAAGCAGCTTGCACAGAAGATGGGTGTCGCAAAAGGTAAAGGTGATGACAATGATTATCTGGACGCAGCTATAGAGGCTGCAACAAAAGAAGGTATATCAAATGACCAAATCCAAGAAGCACTCCCCGAAGCAGAGCGAGCAAGGCTCTTTGGTGGAACAGATACCAGACAACAAGATGTCAGCAGCAGTGCGGTCGTTGATCGAGTTAGCGGAGCGCAAGAACCAACCATCGATTATCAAAGACGGATTGGGGATGGGGTCGCCAGCTCTCCAGCGGAGCCTGGAGAAATACGAGACCAACTAGCTGTAACTGAACAGCTGTTTGCAGAAGGCAAGCCAGTACCTATCGGGCTGCCGGGATCACCATTCGAAAACGGTATCCAGGACTTACGTGTTGTCGAGAAGCTCGCTAAGGCGCTTGAGTATGCTTTTGAGATATACGCTAATCCAAACCGCATGAATAAAGATCTAAAAGAAAGGTTTAACTCGAAAGGTGTTGTTAAAGGTTTTACTGGCGGCTTTCTAATCTCAAGAGATATAGACCCTTCATCTATGCTAGTTGACCGCACGACCGGTGAGAGAATCCGAGGTAAAATCGGCGTTCTTGATGTTTACAAAAACCCAAAAGGTACCAAGAAGAATAGCCAGGCTGATGTCATATGGGCTTCTCTACATGAGCTAGGTCATGCTATAGAGCGCAGATCATTTATCACGGAAAACATACCGAGCCCATCTTCGACAACTTTTAACAACCAAGATGGCGCTTTGCGTTTTGCATACGCTAACAAAAAGGGTGATCCACAGGTTTATACTGAGACTTTCCGTGATTTCTTGATGCAAATTATGCAAACATCATCAGGAAAGCCCGGTAAGCAGGTAGGTGAAAGAACTGATATCAACATCAGCATAGAAGACGCCCAGCAGGTCATAAACGAAATGATCAATATGCAGCGTACTGGTGTCCTATCTATCTCTGGAGTAGGGGATGCTGTTGCTAGAAAAGATTATCAGACAGTCGGCCAGATGGCTTTAAATATACAAAATAATAACAATTTAAATGATAGCCAAAAAGCGCAGCGAGAAGAAAAGCTACGTCAGGATTTGTTAAAGTATGAAACAATCTATTTCCAGACGATGCCTGAGCTGGCAGCCGACATGATTGGTATGTACATGTCAGACCCAAAAGGCTTTAAGCAACGCGCACCTGCGGCAGCTGCAATTACCAAGCAGCTTCTGAACCAAGCTAATTCACCAACCTCTGGACTTGTTAAGTTTTACAGCATGCCCCTGGCAACTGTTGTGGCTATCATCATGGCCAACTTACTTGCCGGCGAGCGTGAAGAAGAAGAGCAGAACGGCATGCTAAACCTCGGTAGAGGCGCACTAACAGCATAAAGAGAGACAACATGGGTAAACCAAAAGAGCCGCGCGCCAAGGCACCGCCTCGGCATGGCAATGGTACCCATCCACAACGCGCACCTAAGAACAACTACTTTGCGACGCTCATGTCCACACCAGAGGGCAGGGAGCTGCGTAAAGAGTGGTCTAAACGCCCCAGGAAGAACCCTGGGCGGCCTAAAGGTGTGCCGGATGGCTACAGAAAGAAAACAATCGAACCTCTACGGCAAGAGCTGCGAGGCGAGGCAGAAAAGGTAGTCGAAGTAATGACAAAGAAGCTAGACGTTAATCCAGATGAGTACGCAACCGAGGCATTGGTAACAGCTGTCGAGATCATGCGGTCACCTGATGCAACCAGGGACAGGCTGTCAGCTGCGCGACTTGTATTAGACTTTACCAAGCAGAAGCCGGCATCAAAGTCAGAAATGGCTATCAGCCAGGCTGAAAGTTTCCTCGAAGGACTGTTACAAGAAGAGCAAACCAATGGACAAAAAGCTGAGGCAAATCAGGAAGAGACTACACACTGATTTCGATTACTACGCAAAAGCTGCACTGAAGATTAGAACAAAGAGGGGCGAAGTCGCCCCTTTAGTTTTGAACGAAGCACAGAAGATCTTAAACGAGGCTGTCACCAGACAACTTGAGAGTGAAGGGAAGATAAGGATCATCATCTTGAAGGCTCGCCAGCAAGGCTTGTCAACATACGTTGGTGGACACCTGTACTTCACTGTGAGCCAAAACAAGGCTCGTAAAGCCATGGTTATTACACACCATGCAGACAGTACCAGGGCGCTCTTCGATATGACCAAGCGTTATCATCAGCATTGCCCTGACATTCTCAAACCATCAACCAAATACTCTTCAAGAAGGGAATTAACATTTGATGTTCTCGATAGTTCTTATGTCGTTGCCACAGCAGGTGGCGACGCGGTCGGTCGTGGCGAAACCCTTTCATGCGTGCATGCTTCCGAGCTCGCGTGGTGGCCTAAGTCAACTGCGGATGAGACTTGGAACGGCCTTGTACAAGCAGTACCGAATACTAATGATACGAGTATATTTGTCGAGAGCACGGCGAACGGTGTAAACGGCGTCTTTTACAACCTCTGGCGTGGTGCGGTGGCCGGCGAAAATGGTTTCGTTCCGGTGTTTATACCATGGTTTACAGATCCAGAGTACAGAGAGACTGTCACAGATACTTTCGAGCGCAGCCCGGAAGAACAAGAGCTGGCTGAAAAGCACGACTTAGATGACGAACAGCTCATGTTCCGCAGACGCAAGATTGCACAAAATGGTATCGACCTGTTTCGCCAGGAGTACCCATCGACACCAGATGAGGCTTTTCTGACGACAGGTCGTCCTGTTTTCAATCCAGATCAACTTGTAGACATCCTAGATGAGACAGCTGATGTCCAGGAGCGCCTGGCTTGGGAAGACGGTGAGTGGCGTAACCATTCACGCGGCGAACTAACAACATACATGAAACACGATGAGGGTGAGCGTTATGTCATTGGAGCTGATGTGGCAATGGGTGTGCGAAACGGCGACTGGTCTGTGGCGCAGGTTCTGGACAGCAAGAAGCGGCAGGTGGCTACTTGGCGAGGCCAAATACATCCAGATTATTACGCAGAAATACTCTATGCGCTGGGTACCTACTATAACGAAGCGCATATCATCGTTGAGAACAACGGTCATGGCATTCTTACGTGTACGCGACTAGGCAAAGACCTGGCGTATACTAACTTTTACACTGAGGTGCAGCATGACAAGATCACAGACCGTGAGACTGTAAAGCTGGGCTTTAGCACTACAGCTAAAACTAAGCCTCTGATTATCGACCAGCTCCGCGCAGCAATGCGTGAAGAAGAGCTGCTGTTAAATGACAAAACAACCATTAGAGAAATGATGACCTACATCGTCACCGAAAGTGGTTCGATGGAAGCAGAACCCAGCTGCTTCGATGACTGTGTCATGGCTCTAGCACTAGCTAATTATATTCATGAAGGTGCCTGGGAACCTGTAGAGATCCCGGATGAATTATATGTGGAAATGGTATAATGGATTATAAGCCTCTGAACGATGAAGAAGTCGTAAAGATTGTCGAGGACAACATCTCTCGATCTATCGGCTACTATGATAGCCAGCTGAGCCGAGAGCGTGAACTGACGCAGAAATACTACCAGGCAGAGCTACCTAAACCACAACACGATGGCAACTCTAAGTACGTAAGCCAGGACGTTTACGACAGCGTACAGTCGATGTCTGCAGCTCTCCTGGAGAGCATGGCAGCCGGTCAGAAGATCGTGAAGTTTTCACCACAAAACGCTGATGATGTGGTGATGGCCAACATTGCCAGCGAGTACACAGACTATGTGTGTTTTAGGCAGAATGACTTTTACTCTGTCGCCAGGGATGTGATCCACGATGGTCTGCTCGCTAGAGCAGGTCTGGCTAAAGTATACTGGGATGAACGCCTAGAATACGAAGTGGAAGAGTTCGCTGACCTCACCGAAGAAGAGCTGGACATGCTGCTGACCCAGGACGGCGTTGAGCTTGAGGAAAGCGAAGCCAATTCGATTGGTCTTCTGTCTGGCACAATCAGCCGCGAGATGGACAAAAGCCAGGTGGTCATTGAATCAGTGCCGCCGGAAAACTTCATCATCGAGCCCCAGGCGAAATCACTGTCTACAGTGACCTTTATGGCGCACAGAGAGCGTAAGAGTATCACTGAGCTGCGCGAGATGGGCTACTCAGAGGATCTTATCGAGGAAATCGGTGACGATCACAGCGATGTAGAGCTAGAGACTGACCCAGAGATCCTGGCTCGGCATGAGGATATCGGCAGTGACCGTGGCTTCAATGCTAAAGGCTTCCAAGACCAGGTACGCACAGTCATGGTCTATGAGTGCTACATACACATCGACCCAGACGGCAGTGGCATGGCCAGGCTGCACAAGGTATGTAAAGCCGGCAACGCGCTGCTCGATATGTATGAAGTAGACGACATACCGTTCGTTGCATTCGTCCCACTACCGATACCGCATGCCTTCTATGGCTCTAACTTTGCTGAAAAGGTCGTATCGACACAGAATGCACGTACAGTATTGACCAGGTCGATCCTGGATCACGCTGTTATAACAAACAACCCACGCTACCTGGTTGCTAAAGGCTCACTCACATCGCCCAGGGAAATGATCGATAATCGCCAGGGCGGTATCGTAAATGTTACCCGGATCGATGGCGTGGCGCCGATGCCCCAGGCTGGCCTTAATCCGTTTGTATTCCAAACGCTGCAGCTGCTGGAAGAGCAAAACGAAGACACAACCGGTGTCAGCCGGCTCAGTCGTGGCATCGAGAAGGACGCTATATCAAAGCAGAACTCAGCCGCCATGGTCGAGCAGCTGGCGTCCATGTCACAGCAGCGCCAGAAGATCGTAGCACGTAACTTTGCAAATGGCTTTGTGGCACCACTTTTCCACAAAGTGTACCGCGAGATCCTGGCTAATGAGACCCAGGAACGTATAGTTCAGCTAGCGGGTAACTTTGTTCCGGTCGATCCTACGACCTGGGATGACAAGCGTGACGTAATTACTGAGCTGAAGCTGGGTTACGGCGAGCAAGACCGTGACGCACAAAAGTATCTAGCCTTGCATGCAATGCTTAGCCAGGACGAGGCTTTAGCACCAATGTACGATGCCAAGAAGCGCTACAACGTGATGAAGACCATCATGGAAAAGCAGGGCATCCTAAACGTAGATGATTATCTGACGCCACCTGACCAGCTGCCGCCACCGCAACCAAATCCCGCACAAGAGATGCAGCAAGAAATGGCCATGAAGCAGCTGGAAATCAGCGAGCGTCAGACCGTAGTGGCTGAGATGAAGGCACAAAGTGATGCCGAGATTGCCCAGCTCAAACTGCAGCTAGAAGAGCTCAAGGCTCAGGCTGCACACGCGCTTCAGTCAGACAATATGGATCTGAAGGAAGCACAGTTCCAACACAAGAAGAAGATCGATGAAGGCGAACTCGACATCCTCAAAGTTACTGAGGATCGCCGGGGTATTGTCTCACCGACAGGATAACAAATGGATAAACAAGAAGAGCAAGCATTGGCGATGGGTGATGCAGCGCAAAAGCTGATTGCCGATCCCACTTTTACTGAAGTTGTAAACACCCTGGTCGAGGGTAGCTTTCAGCAGTTCGTTAATTCGAAACCTGAGAGCCCCCAAGACCGGGAACGTGCTTACAACGCATATCGTGGTCTGACGGACATTGTAGCTACATTACAACAGCGTGTAGCCGTCCGTGATCAGATCTTAGCAAACCGTGACAACAACGAAGAGGAATAGGTCTACATGAGCGACCAACAAAACCCTCAGCAAATCGAACTAGCCTTAGATCCAATAACCGGCGAAGTCGATCCAACCGAAGCCATCTTACAGCGGTGGGAAGACCCTGACGAAAAACAGGCATCTGAAGACCCCGAAGAGGCAACAGCTGACGTTACAGAAGAGACTAATGACGTTGAGCTGGATGATAGTGAAGAAATCCAAGACGATGATGATCTTGAAGACGATACCGACCTTGACGAAGATATTGAGGAAGACACTGAAGAGACAGAAGACGAAGACGATGGCGAAGAGGAAACCATTGAGTTATCCGATGACACCATGGTCGAAGTTGTAGTCTCTGGTGAAGCTCAACAAGTATCGGTAGGCGATCTCAAGAGACTTGCCGGCCAGGAGAAATCACTTACTCAAAAGTCTCAAGAAGTATCGAGACTACGCAAAGAAGCAGTAGAATCTAGTGAGAAATCACATCTCGTTCTTCAGAAACTAATCGAGAAAGCAGAAGCGGATTACAAACCATACGCTGACGTAGACATGCTGGTCGCCTCCAAAACCATGGCGGACAACGACTTTGCTGCACTACGTAAAGAAGCCCAGCTGGCCAAAGCCAACCTGGATTTCTTAAAAGAAGAGGCTGATGGTTTCTATCGCGGTCTGCAGCAGCAGCAACAAAAGTCCATGCAAGAGGCGGCAACCGAGTGCGTAAAAACACTCCAGAACGATCTGCCAAACTGGTCTAACCAGCTGTACAACGATATCCGCGCCTACGCGGTGTCTCACGGATTACCACAAGAACAAGTGGATACTTTTGTCGATCCAAACGTAATCATGCTCATTAACAAAGCACGTATGTTTGATGAAGGTCGCAAAGTAGCAACCGTGAAGAAAAAGACACCAAAGAAGCGGGTTCTGAAGAGTAAGAGAGCCCCGGCAACACCGACACAACGACGTAATGAAAAGACTGAGCAAGTCAGAAAGCGTCTACACAATTCGGTTAGCCAGGACAGGGATGATATTGCAGATTTGATTATGTCTCGTTGGGAAAACTAATTTGCCTAATGGAGATTAACACATGGCAGTATTTTCTACATACGACCAGGTCGGAAAAGCGGAAGACGTTTCTGCGATTATCACCGACATTACACCGACAGATGTGCCTTTTACTACCTCAATTAAGTCCGAGAAAGTATCAGCACGTGTATTCGAGTGGCAAGAAGATGCGCTTGCTGCGGCGGCTGATAATAAGCAAGTCGAAGGGGCTTCTTTTTCAGCTGGCACACAAACAGCTACCACTCTACGGACTAACAATACGCAGATCCTGAGCAAGGTTTTCGAGGTCAGCGCGACGGCCGATGCCATTAAAACTCATGGCCGCGCACGAGAGACCGCCCATCAACTTTCGAAAGTTTTGAAAGAGATTAAGCGCGATCTAGAATTTGCTTATGTCGGTCAAGACAATGCCAAAGTAACTGGCAATGCCTCGACTGCACGTGAGATGGATTCAGCCATCGCGCAGATTACAACTGACGTTGATGCCGGCGCAAACGCCACAGACGCATTGACCGAAGCGAAGCTGCTTGAGCTGGGTGAAGACTGTTACGATAACGGCAGTGATCCATCGATCTTCATGATCAAACCTGCGGATGCCACCATTGTTGCTAATTTTGCAGCATCATCTGGTCGCAACCGTGAGTTCGCTCAGACACGCTCACTGATCAACGTGATTGATCTGTACGTTAACTAAGGACAACTGGCGTACATTAAACTCTGTGAATTGCTGGGACACCCAAACAGATAATGCTGTGGGCAATCAGCAGCCAAGCCCCACCAGGGGAAGGTTCAACGACTAGAGAATTTCTCGTACACCTAAGCAGGTGGAAGCGCAGAGCACTGCGGAAAGCAGTGATGATATAGTCTCAACTTTATGGGAAACCATAAGCAGCCGAAAGGCGGTTTCAGTTTAGCGAGCTGGAGCGAAGATATTGCAGTCCATTTGGTGAGTACAAGATTGTACTTAACCGCCACATGAAGACAACGCATGCACTCCTCATTGATCCCTCAATGTGGCGTTCAGCTGTGTTGCGTCCGTTCTCACGTACTCTGCTGGGTAAGACCTCAGACGGCGATACACACGCCGTTGTGGGTGAATACTCACTGAAGCACATGAACTACGGTGCAGATGGCATGATTTCTGGCTTGTCATAAGCCATAACTAATGGGTGGTACCCTGGAGTTTTGCTCTCCTTATCCGGGGTATCACCCTTATTTCCAAGGAGTTCTCTATGAATACAAAAGACACAACGAACCTGGTTGGTATCGATACCGACTTTGGTGAAGACGCTGACGGTTTATTCCGTAAACACTCACAGAACATCAGCCAGGCGTTCATGGACGATGTCCGGGATGCACGTAACGCTAGCGCTAACCAGCCTATAGGTAACTTTCAGCGCGTGGCATCAATACCGACAATCGTCATCGAGAAGTGGATGCGCGAGGGCTTTAACATTTATGACCCGAACGTAAACGGTAAAGAGATCATCAAGCGTCTAAAGGCTGAGAACCTCGATGGTTTCCTGACAACAGATAAGAGCGTTTAAATGGCTTACTCAGGCTCAAAGAAGTTTAGCAAAAAGGTTGGTAATAAAACCGTTAGATACGGCGCCAAGGGTTATTCCATATCACCAGGCACATCCAAGGGCGATAGCTATTGCGCCAGGTCAGCCGGGCAGATGAAGAAACACCCGAAAGCAGCTGCAAACCCTAATTCACCACTGCGTTTGTCCAGGAAGAAATGGAAGTGCGCCGGTAAGAAATCACGGAGATCATAGATGCCAAATGTTATGGGAAAGAAATACCCCTACACTAAAGCTGGTAAAGCTGCCGCAAAGAAGGCCGCTACAAAAGCTGTCAAGAAGACTAAAAGCAAAGCCAAGAAGGGATATGCGTAATGTCTCTATACAGGAATATACATGCAAAACGTAAGCGTATCGCTGCTGGCAGCGGTGAGAAGATGCGTAGCCCCGGTGCCAAAGGCGCACCTACAGCCAAAGCATTTACCAAAGCAGCCAAGACTGCAAAGAAGCCAGCAAAGAAGAAAACCAGAAGGACGTAAGCTATGAACTATGGTGATTTGAAGACCCACTTCGATGCCTTGCTAAACCGGTCGGATATCACACCAGCTCTTACGACCATATTTGTTGACCAGGGCATTGCACGTATTCAGCGCCAGCTGCGTACACCACTTAACGAAAGCAAGACGACATACAACGTCACAGGCTCTACACCTAGCATCACACTGCCAACAGATTTCCTGGAGATCATAAGCCTCTACGCTAATGAGTATGAGCTGCAGCGTATTACCATGAAAGAATACCGTAAGCTGCAACAGTCAGCTCAGCAGGGTAAGCCACGCTACTTTGTTAGAGAGCAGCAGAACCTGCTTTTGTGGCCAACGCCAACCACTGGCGAAGTTGTACTCTACTATTATGCTGAGTTTCCAGCTCTGGTGAATGATGCCGACACCAATAACCTTAGCCTGGTTGCTAGCGATCTTATAACTTACTCAGCGTTAACCTTTGCATCCGACTACTACCTGGATGAGAGAGCCCAGCTGTTTGAAACAAAGTACCTGCAGTTTCTAAATGAAATCCAAGAGCAAGCCAACGACCAGGAGTTGCATGGTGGCACTCAGCAGATCCTACCGGCTTACCAGTATGGAGATTACTAATGACAGCAACCACCAGTTTCTTTACGTCATCCGGGGTATCCTCGACACTGCAGACCACCTTCGCTGAATCTGTAGCAGCAGCGCAGACAGCCCAGACAGCTGCAGAAGCCGCGCAAACAGCAGCAGAAGCCGCACAGACAGCAGCTGAAAACGCCAGAGACACTGCGAACACCCTTGCAGGTAACGCCCAGCAGTCAGCCGCATCTACATCAACAGCAGAGACCAACAGTGCGGCCAGCGCGGCAGCAGCCGCAACCAGCGAGGCTAATTCTTCTACAAGCGAGACTAATAGCTCGACAAGCGAAGCTAATGCCTCGACTAGCGCGTCTGCCGCATCCGTAAGCGCGACAAATGCTGCGACAAGCGAGACGAACGCTGCCGCAAGTGCCGCTTCGGCTGCATCTAATTCTTCTAGTACCTCATCAGACGCCACCGCAACAGCCGCTGATGCTGTAGCTACGGCTGCTGATCGTGTGCAGACCGGACTGGATGCTACAGCTACCGCCGCTGACGCTGTGTCTACCGCCGCTGATGCGGCTACAGCCTCCACAGCCTCATCTAATGCCGCAACCAGTGCGACCAATGCCGCCTCAAGCAACACACTAGCGCAGCAGTGGGCATCGCAGACGACTGGTATTGTCGATAGCACAGAGTACGCTGCAAAAGCGTGGGCAATTGGTGGCACTGGCGTGACAAACACAGCTGGCGCAGGTGCATCGAAAGACTGGGCAACGAAAGCCACCGCGGTAGACGGTACAGAATACTCAGCTAAGTCGTATGCTGCCGGCACGTTGTCTGGACTAAATGGCTCGGCTAAACAATGGGCATTAGGAGGCGGCGGCAGCTTCGATAGAGATACGGCTGTAACAGGAGCTGGAGCTACTGCTGAATACTCAGCAAAGTATTGGGCGAACCAAGCAGCTAACTCAGCAAAAGACTTTGTAGATGTTTATTATGGCGCATTTACTAACGACACCACTGCTGAGAATTACCAGCTCAACACAAATGGTGGCTCAGTCAATGTTGGCGACTTGTACTTCGATTCTACAAACAATGTAATGCGTGTTCGGTCATTCTCTGGCTGGAATAACGTGGCAACAGACACTAGCAGCTTTGCGACTAAAGGCTTCAGCACAGCAATGGCAATCGCGCTTTAAATAGGAAACAACGATGGCACAGAACTTT